GTTTATGAAGAATACGACAAAGGAAAGTACATCAAATTGCTCTCCGAATATATTAGAACATTTGTTAGAGATAAACTGGAACTCTATGGAACCAAGTAAAGAATTAGAACAGGCAATAGAGGACAAATTTCTAACTCCTTCCAAGTTTGCACTGGAAGTAGAGAAAATTGTTGCGGAAGAAAAATGTAATTATATTGATGCAATCGTTCATTATTGTGAAGTAAATGGTATTGAAGTAGATTCAATTACGAAACTTGTATCAAAACCACTTAAGGAAAGATTGAAGTATGATGCTATCAATCTAAACTTTATGAAGAAAACATCGAGAGCAAAATTGCCACTATGAGTCCTTTTGAGACATATCAACATTATCTTTCGCTCAAAAGTCATTTCACAAATCCAAAATATGATTTCTTCAAGTATGGTGGAAAGTCTAGGGCAACTCTAACTTCTTTTAACAAACGCAAAGATAAATATTTTTTTGAAAAATCATCAAGAAAATATTCTGATAAAGAAATTGTAGATTTTCTTGTATCAAATTTTGTTGCCACAGATAACCCACAGAATATATGGATTGGCGAAATTATAAATTCTGGAGAAAGAACATACACAGAGTGGATGAAACGACAGCAGAGTTTGACCTACTTGTTCAAAGAACAATCAGAAGAATTGTTCTCGCAGACAAAATTAGAGGATGCTTTCAACTGCTCGAAAGGTCATCCACCAGTTCTAAAAAAATTCCTGGGCGGGAAGATTTCACCTGAAGTACTGGTGATTTATGATATAATCTTCCTGTTCGGGAATGTATTTGATAAGAAACTTTTGGACCCAGTGTGGGAAACCGTAAGTTTAAAAATCAAGAAGTACAAACCATTTCTAAATATTGATAAGTTTCAGTACAAAAAACTTTTGCGGGAAATTGTCAATGAGTAAATTCTTTGATTCCGAATTGATTCAGGAAGAACTTGAAGAAATTAATGAACTTCAAAAGTTCATTTATGGAAGCATCCTGTCTTTTGGATCGATGACCCGTGAAGATAAACTGGAACATATTGAAAAAATGACTTTGTTGCTAGAAAAGCAACGTATTATGTACACAAGACTTTCTCTTTCTGATGATCCACAAGCGATTGAGATGAAAGAGAATCTTCGTAAATCTGTGGCAATTATGGGATTCCCTCCCGACACAGATATGAATTTACTTTTCAATAGCATGACTAAAACAATTGAGTCTCTCAAGCAATTTATTGACAAGTGAGACTATCCTTGCTATACTATCCAAGTAAATCCAAAACATCCAATTTACACAACGAATCCAAATGTCTTTTTCCGATCTTAAAAAACAATCTAAACTTGGTTCCCTGACTGCCAAACTGGTCAAGGAAGTCGAAAAAATGAATAACAACACATCATCTGGTGATGATCGTGTATGGAAACTCGAATGCGATAAGAGCGGCAATGGTTATGCCGTCATTCGTTTCCTTCCTGCTCCGAACGGTGAAGATCTGCCGTTTGTAAAACTCTACAGTCACGCATTTCAAGGTCCTGGTGGTTGGTATATTGAAAACTCTCTGACTACTCTGGGTCAGAAGGATCCTGTGTCGGAACTGAACTCTGAACTCTGGAACAACGGAACTGATGCTGGTAAAGAAGTTGCCCGTAAGCAAAAGCGTAAACTGACTTATGTGAGCAACATCTATGTGGTCAAGGACCCTGCTAATCCTGCCAATGAAGGTAAAGTCTTTCTGTTCAAATACGGTAAGAAAATCTTTGATAAACTGACTGCCGCAATGCAACCTGAGTTTGAAGATGAGCAAGCAATCGATCCATTTGACTTCTGGCAAGGTGCCAACTTCAAACTGAAAGCAAAGAATGTTGCTGGTTATCGTAACTATGATTCCAGTGAGTTTGCCGCACAAGGTGCTCTACTGGATGACGATGACGCAATGGAAGCAGTATGGAAGAAGCAGTATTCTCTTGCAGAACTCGTTGCTGCTGACCAGTTCAAGTCCTATGATGAACTGAAGAAGCGTCTTGACTATGTTCTCGGCACCAAAGGTTCTCGTCGTGTGGATGAAGAAGTTGCTGAAGAGGAAGAGTATTCTCGTGGTCCAGTTCGTGACCTTGATGAAGATCTTCGCACTGAACTCAAGAATCTGACTCCTACTCGTTCTTCTTCAGTTGATGAAGATGAAGACGATGATACTCTGTCCTACTTCGCAAAGTTGGCAGAATGATACTTTAGGGATTTGATGCCCTAGTATTTTCCGTTCTAATCAAATTAGGATTCACATACTGCGATGACTTGTCATAAGTCATCGCTTTTCTCATATCTGATATAAATTGCTGCAGATATATTTTCTTCAGCACATAGATTCCGCGCTTCTTATTATTCTTTTCAACTTCATATTCATAATTACTAATGCCAGAAACAACCTGACTTTGAGTTAAATTCTGAGTTGGTATGCTTGGATTTGGAATTGTAAAAGTTGAATCGACAACTTTACCTGCTGGAAGAATTAAACGACCTTTTGAATCTTTGATTTCTTGAGTTTCATAATGATGAATGTCATTTAAAGATGCCCCATAAATTGATTCTGCATAATTATAAACATCTCTATCAGAAAGTGGCCATTGGTCTCTGACTCTTGTAATTCCAGCACTGATTAATACGACCCAATCATATTGACTGCTTCCATAAAGTTCTTCTGCTACAGTGTCTGGGCGAGCGCCATCTGGAATTTGATATTTGTCAAAGAGAGTAAAGACATTCTGCAAATCATCACGAAGTTTGGCACGACGAAATATATTCTTTACAACAACATATTCATCAGATGCTTGTCTGCTTGATAAGAATGATTGATATTCTAAATCTGGTAGTTCTCTGAAATAAGTCATTAGTATCCAACTCCGGTTTTGCCTTGACCACTTTCGTAATCTTCTGCGTAAATAGGTGTTAATTCTTGGAAAGATAAAGTTAATTGCATATGAACTGGTGTTGCATCAGAGTATGTTGCATAAGTTCCAGATGCAGTATAATTCACACTCATACTTGTAAGAGCACAAATCTTAAATTTATTCAAGAATGGATGTTGTTTATTTCCACTCATATATTGTATACGAAAAACTTCTGGTGATTTGAGAAAGAGACCAGCAGCAGCTCCAGTGTTTAAACCTTTCTTAGCAGCAGAATAATATTTAAAGTTACGAATAATTTGTTTGATTTCTTCTGATTCCGAATCATCTCTAGGAACCATATCAAATTGAAATGTAACTGGAGATCTCAATTGAATTCCAGAAAATAAGAGTTCAATATTTTGATTGAAAGTAACTCCCTGCGCTCTTGAAATAATTGATCCAGCATCTTGTTTTCCTAATGCTGCTTGAACAGCGGCAGCAGCAAATCCTCCTTGAATTGCTCCTTGCCCAACTCCAGTTTGCGCTGCGTTTGCAACTTTAGCAAGCGAATTTAAAGCAGATTGAACACCTTTCTGAAGTCCACCAGTAATTCCACTTATTGCACCTTCATATAATCCACTTTCTAATGGATTTAGAGTTCCAGTTCCCCATTCAGCAGAATTTTGGTCACCAATTGATTCGGGAATTGGTAATATCACACTTCCTAGAATATCCTGATTTCCTTTCCCAGCATATATCTGTGCATATGTTTGGTCTGATGAATTCAAAGCAAAAGAATTCCCTTGAGTTCCAAGTCCCGGAGGTTTATAACGAATGAAATCAATCTTTAAATAATCATCATTGTCACGAAGTTTTGCTTTTGGATATCTATATGAGAAAGCCATTTATATGTTTTCTAACTATTTATCCGTATTCTCCCATAAGGAATCTTTCTTAAATCTCCAACTTCGTTTCTGTCTACTATATGTAATGGTCCGATGACTTCTTCCATTGTATATTGCCTCTGCTCTCCCCAGTGAAAGTTAATTCCAACAAATCCCCACGAATAAACTTTTGTGACAGCAACTAATGGATTTGCATCATATCTAATTCTTGGTGTCTTTGGTCGATAGACGAATGTATAAAACTTACCTGCTTCTGCTTTATTTGTAGTTTCTTTTAAAACATCTAAAATTTCCAGCATCAAATCATCTGGATTCTCAGTTCCAATAAGTTTTTTAACCAGACCTTTGACGCGATTCATATTCCTAGTTCGTTTTCTGTAATTAATTTAAACTCATAACCTCTGTCAATACACCATTCTCTTGCTGCTTCCCACTTTGCTTGATTCTTTGCATATTCATATACTTCGCTGATATATCTTTTCGTTTGTCTTTGTGGTTTTTGTGGAGGAGCAGTTTGTTTTTTAGGTTTAATCTCAATCATATATTTCTTAATTGCCCCATTAGATTCCTTGACTTTTATAAGGAAATCTGGAAAATATCTATGCACTTTACCATCTATAGGAGACCTGTAACCAATACACATTTCTTCACTTTGCCACTCTAAAATTCTTTCATTTGTATCACAATAAACACAAAATTTGCGTTCCCAAAGAGAGCGGTAGATTATATTCGTGGGGTCTCCTTTATATTTTTCTGGGTGAGAAGGTTTGTATTTTCCTTTATATGACATCTAAATACTTATAATTAAAAGTCCATAAAAGGTATTTAGAGTGGTAAGACCTCGTAGAATATCGGATATCAAACCATTAATAACTAATCTTGCTCAAACTTCTCACTATCAAGTGCAGTTTGGCAGCCTTCCTCCTGAATTAAGTTCATATCTTTTAGGAAAAGGAGTTGATTCTAGATTTATTGCAGAAGATGCTGGTCTTTTATGTTACTCTGCAATTCTTCCTACAACAAGCCTTGCAACTGCAAATATTAGTGGGAACTTTACTGGAATTACAGAAAAATTTGCTCATACGAGACAATATGATTCAATATCTCTTGATTTTTATGTTGATAAAAATTACAGAGCTCTGAAATTTTTAGAATGTTGGATGGAATTTATTGCAAGTGGATCTACAAATCCAGTTGGTTTGGCCAATGAAAATGCGCCGATAAGTGTGAATGCTAATAATTATTTTATTCGAATGCAGTATCCCACATTTTATAAAGCAAATTCGGTAAAGATTGTCAAATTTGATAGGGATTATAATAGAGAAATTGAATATAATTTCAGAGGATTATTTCCTTCTGCGATTAGTTCTATGCAAGTTAGTTATGTTTCTTCTGATACTTTAAAAATGTCTGCTACATTCCAGTATGATCGTTATATTGCTGGTAGAGCGACAAGTTTAAGTCAATTAATTGGCAATAATAATAATCTAAATCCCAATAACCCACAAGTATCACAATCTAATATTAATTCTGTACAATCTTTAGATGATATTAGTAAAAAGATAATCGATTCTCAGAAGCAAGTTTTTAGCAACGATTATTCCAAAGTTTTTAACACCCCACCATCCTCTCCTAATAACCCTTCTCTAAGTAATCAATCAAATCAAACTACTGTAAGTGATTGGTGGAGAGCACTTTGATATTTGAGAATAAATAATCATAACTGAATTTTATAGGTTATTATGCCTTTACCAAAGATTGCCACACCAACATATGAGTTGGAAATTCCTTCGATTAAAAAGACAATCAAATATCGCCCCTTTCTTGTGAAAGAAGAAAAGATTCTGATTATTGCGATGGAGAGTGAGGATCCAAAGCAAATTACTGAAGCAGTAAAAACAGTAATCGGGAATTGTGTTCTTACCAAAGGAATTAAGATTGAACAACTTTCTACATTTGATATTGAGTATTTGTTCTTGAATATTCGTGGAAAGTCAGTAGGTGAGCAAGTTGATGTTCTTATCACTTGCCCAGATGATGGAGTAACTCAAGTTCCTGTAAGTATTAATCTTGATGATATTAAAGTTCAAGTAAGTGAAATTCATACTAGAGATATTAAACTTGATGACATTCTGACATTGAGAATGAAGTATCCTTCTATGCAAGAGTTCATTAAAAATAATTTTAATAATGAATCTGAAATTAGTGTTGATGATACTTTTGATATGATTTCCTCTTGTGTAGAACAAATCTACAGTGAAGAAGAATCTTGGTCTACATCTGATGTGACCAAAAAAGAACTCATTGAATTTCTTGATGGATTGAGTTCGAAGCAGTTTAAGGATATTGAGAAGTTTTTTGAAACGATGCCTAAACTTTCTCATACAATTAAAATCAAAAATCCAAATACTGATGTGGAAAGTGAAGTAGTTCTTGAGGGTTTAACATCTTTTTTCGCGTAGGAATGGCGCATGAGGATCTTGCGTCATACTACAAAACTAATTTTGCTTTGATTCAGCATCATAAATATTCTTTAACAGAGCTGGAAAATATGATTCCTTGGGAAAGGGAAATTTATATTGGTCTTCTCCAGCAATACATCGAAGAAGAAAATCTGAAAAATCAAGCAAATGGCTGATATGGATCCTGTAGCGATTGCCCAGAGTGGGGTTGACCCCATTACAGGATCCCCCCTGTCTTCAGAAGTTCGCAAAGCACTTTTTAAAAAAACAGTTGTACCAAGTGCCATATTTGGTCGTGGCGGAGCACTTGTAAAAAGAGATGAAGGTGCTCTCGTTGCTCAACAAACAAACCAACAGATTGTATCTCTTCAGAATCAAATACAAACTGTTAATGTTCAAGTTATAAATCTGACTAATGGATTGAATAATATCGCTGCACAACTAGCAGCAGATAGTGCTTTAGAGAAGCAGCAGATTTTAGCGGATAGAGAGAATGACCGAAAGTTAAATGAAAGAAAGGTTAGAATTGGCAGAGAAAGTCAATTAGAAGCAAAAATTACAAGTGCTCTTTTAAAACCAATAGCATCTATTCAACAAAAAGTTGGTGGTGTATTCTCAAGAATAATGAGCGCCATTGAGATTTTATTTCTTGGATGGTTGACTAATCAAGGAATTGAAGCACTTAAAGCAAATGCAGCAGGAAATAAAACAAAATTACAAAAAATATTCCAAGCAATTATTAATGGAGTTGTTGCTGCTGGCAGATCATTTTTACTTGTTGGGAGAGTAATTGGGAATATTACAAGATTAGTTACTAAGATTACCGTAGGAATTGCCAAATTAACTGCTGGATTGATTGGTGGAATCTTTCGTGGTATTGCTAATCTTACCCGAATGGGAATTGATGGAGTTAAAAGTCTTCTTGGAATTGGTAAAGTGGCAAGAACTGCAGAAGCAGGAGTGGATGCTGCAAGAGTAGGTGGAGGTTTATTAAAAGCAGGTGGAAAGGCAGGTTTAAGATTTGCTCCTGCTGCGGGAGCTGCGCTAGATTTTGCTTCTTCCTATCAAAATTTTAAAGAAGGTGATATTGGTGGAGGTGCTCTTGCCGCAACTTCTGGGGTATTGAATGTAGCATCTTTAGCATTTCCAGTTTTAGAAATTCCCGCTCTTGCAGTTACTGGTGCTTCCATAACGCATGATTTAACTAAACCTTCTACTCCACCACCTACAACTAAATCAAAGGCAGGTGCTTATCCACAAACAAAAGCTGTTCCACAAAAAAATACAAAATCATCTAAAAAACCACAAGCACCATCTCAACCACAAGCAACAGTTGCACCGACTATTAATAATTTCCAGTTAGGAATGGACAATTCTGCAACACAAACTGCTCAGACACCAACTAGCACAACTCCACAAGAACAGTCACCACAAACTTTACAATTTAATATTCCTCAAGCACAAGTTCAAACTCCACAAATTACACCACCGAATGTTGGAGCACTTCCAGAAGCAAAACCAAATCTAATTATGGCACAATCTGCAGTTGCTGCAAATAATCAACCTCAAACTCCACCATCATCAAAACCATTAACTGATGTTCCTTTGATTAATTCATCAAATCCTGATAATTTCTATACATTATATTCTCAAGTCAATTATAATGTGGTGATGTGATATGGCAATAGCATCTCCTCTCAACATAGGAAATTCTACAAATTCATTAAGATCTGTTGGTGGAGCAGTTTCTGGTGCAAATAGAACGATTAAAAATATTGGTGGGATTATATTTCGTAGAACTAAATTTAAAAGAGAATCAATTGCAACTTCAAAGACCTTAACGAATAGAAGAATTGAAAATGAGGATAGGGCAGATAGAGAAACTGAATTAGAAGCACCAAATCTTACAAAAACTCCAACTGGGGCATCAAATTTAGCAAATCAATCTGGGGGTAGTTTTTTAGATAGAATTATTGGATTCTTAGGATATACGACTGCTGGATGGATTTTGAATAATCTTCCAACTTGGATTGGGATGGGTAAAGAATTTATTGCCAGATTACAAAAGGCAGGGCAAATTATTAGTTCTGTTGCTAGTGATGCAATTAATATAGTTGGTGGATTTGGTAATGTATTGGGAGCAGTTGGAAAAGATATTCTCTCATTTGATATATTTGATAGTTCAAAGCGTTTACAAAATGCAGTAGGAGATTTGAACTCTACATTTGAAGATATGGGTAAACAATTTAATGATGGATTTAAATTAGTTTCTACTCCATTAACTGATAAAACTGGAAAAGGAACTTATAGTGAAGCAAATATTCCACCTAAAGGAACACCTTCTACTAATGAGGGTGCTTATCCAGAAACTCCTATGCCTTCTGGTGGTGGAGGAGGATTTGGTGGAGGTGGTAATGCAAATCAATTGGCTGCAAGTGTTGCAAAACGTTTGATGAGTGATTTTGGATTGACCGATTACCAAGCAGCTGGAGCTGTAGGAAATCTATTAAATGAAGGCATGGCATATGGAACAGGTGATATCATTCAGGGTGGAAAAAAAGGTGCTCCAAGATATAATGCATCAATAACGGAGGGTTACGGATGGGCACAATGGACTAATACTGAGGGTGGTGGACCAAGAGATAGATTAAACAGAGCACTTATCTATCTTGGAATGAAAGATAATCCAAGACCTTGGAGTAATGATGATAATTACAAAGTTCTCAAATGGGAACTTCAAAATGACAAAAAATATGTTATTAATAATTTAAAAAAAGCCAAATTTGTTGATGAAGCTGCAATGATTTGGCTTACTAAGTTTGAAGGAATTAATGATGGAACTGGTCCAAGAAGAATTGCATCTGCTAAACAAGTTCTTCCAAAAATAGCACAAGCATCATTTACATCATCAACAAAACAAGCACAAGTTTCTTCAACGCCAGGATCAAATGCATCTATTAAACCTCAAAATAAAGGAAATCTATTATCAGAATATATTACTGGAGACCCAAATAATTCCCATTATAGTAGAGATCATGGTGGTCCTGGATACTATGACAACTATCATGACCATCTTGCATTTAAAGACAAAGAAACTACATTAAATGCTTTTAATTTCTTTAAATCTAAAGGATTTAAGGTTACAGAATTTGGTGTTAGTAGTGGTCATTCTGATGGATCTCTTCATTATTCTGGAAGAGCATTTGATATTCCTGGATATCAGTGGGGTGGTAAAAAGGGAACTCCTGCAGGTCCAAAAGAATTTGCTGGGTCAGCAAAAGTTAGAGCAACACTCGCACAATTTTTAGGAAGTTCTTCATCTTTGGGAAGTTCTTCAAATCCTGCAGCACAAGTTGCATCAACACCGTCATCATCGGGGCAAATGCAACAACAACTAACACCAGAAAGAACGGGGCAGGATATACTTGTCTTTGATACTAGTGCTGGTCAATCTCCACCTCCTGCAGCACCTTCTGGTGGGGGTGGAGGAGCACCTATTTCTCCTGATGATTCTACTATGGTAAATAACTTTATCAAGAAAAAACTTCTTTTAGATTTGGTGTATCTATAATGTCAATTAAAAGGTCTATATTTGAAGAACTATTATTAGAATCAAACGATCAAAGCAGAACGATTGATGTTTCTGGCGGAGCAATATCGATTGATTATTATGAAGATATTTTTTCTCCGATGATTACTGCAACAGTTAAAGTTGTGAATACTGGAAGTTCAATTGCTCCAGAAGATAATAAAGATGGAGAAAAGCAATCCATTTATAATGGTCTTCCTTTAAGAGGTGGCGAAAGAATTTCGATGAAGATTTCTGGAAATTCTGCAACCAATAAGGGACTAGATTTTTCAAAGAACGAAAAGGATTATTTTTATGTCTCTAGTATTACTGATGTAATTTCAGAAACTCAACAAGAAAGTTTCACTCTTCATTTAGTATCAAGAGAGGCAATCACAAATCTGACAACAAGAGTTGCAAAGAAATATCCAACATCATTGACAATTGATGAATCAGTTCGTAAAATTTTAACTGATTATTTGAAGACAGATAAAATTGGAACTCTTGAAAAATCTTCAAACAAGTATGGATTTATTGGCAATCTAAGAAAGCCATTTACAGTTTTAATCTGGTTGGCATCAAAAGCAGTTCCAGTAAGTTCTGGAAATGGAACTGCTGGATTTGTTTTCTATCAAACTCAAGAAGGATTTCAGTTTAGATCAATTGATGGATTAATTCAACAAAAACCAAAAGCAACTTATACTTATAGTCAAGCAACAGTTAATTATGATGAGGAAAGTGGAAAAGTTGAGAATGATTTTAAGATTTTAAATTACATTACCGAAAGAAATCAAAATTTAATTGAAAAACTTCAATTGGGAACTTATTCAAGTCATAGAATGTTCTTCAATCCATTAGATTTTTCATTCTCAAAATATGAAGAAGGTATTTTTAAACTTGAAGATTATGCGGGTAAAGCAAAAAATCTGGGAAGTCAACTCAAACTTCCAAAAATTTCAAGTACTTCAAATCAAACACTAGGTGACACTCCAACAAGAATTCTTACTGCAATTCTTGATGTGGGCACAATGGAAAAAGATGCATCAACAGATATAAACTCTGATCCAAAATTAAATCAATCACAATCGTTGATGAGATATAACATTTTATTCACTCAAACTTTAAGTGTGATTGTTCCCTGCAATACCAATTTAAAAGCTGGAGATATTATTGAGTGTCAGTTTCCAAGAATTTCTGAATCTGAGACCAAAGAATATGACAAGGAGCAAAGTGGTCTATATATGATTAAGGAGTTATGCCATCATTTTGATTCGGAGAATTCTTATACATCGATGAAATTGGTAAGAGATACTTTCGGAATTAATGTGGAGGAAAAGAAATAAATGATTGATCAGTCATCACTTAAAAGTAATTTTATAGGAAGAGATGGATTTAGATGGTGGATTGGGCAAATTCCACCACTATCTTCTATGGGAAAACAGGTAGAAGGTAGTGGTTGGGGAAACAGATTTAAAGTTAGAATAATTGGATATCATCCTTATAGTGCAGCAGAACTTCCCGATGAAGATTTACCTTGGGCACAATGCTTAATTCCAACAACTGCAGGAAGTGGAGCGGCAAACTGTACAACTGGTGTTCAATTACAGCCGAGTGATATAGTTCTTGGATTCTTTTTGGATGGTGATAATGCACAAATTCCGGTAATTCTTGCTACATTTGGTAGAAGCAATTCAGTTCCATCTACGGATTATTTGGGACCATTTGTTCCTTTTACTGGATACTCTGATAAGATTCAGAAGAATGGCGGTTTAACACCAAATGAATCTAGTGAAGTAAAGAAAACATCAAATCCATCTCCAAGAGATGTTTCTCCCGAACAAGCAAAACAAATTTCCCCCAATGAAAAATCAATAAGTGATGCTGTTGGTTCGGAAGTAATTCTTGCAAATACAATTAACAATACAAAAGTTGCAGGAATTAAAAATGAAGTTAATAATTTGTTAAAAAAAATCCAAAGATTTTTAAACAAAGCAATAAATGTTGCTCAAAAAATCAAACAAGAAATTAAAAAATCTGTAGATAAAATTGTATCAATTGCAAATGATTTTGTCGGAAGTTCATTTAATTTTCTATATAAGCAACTAGAAAAATTACTCAAGAAAGGATTAGATTTATTATATAAACAAGTTTTTGCTGCAGTTCTGGCTGCTACAGCAAATCCTGCTGCAGCACATCTTGCTGGTGTTGCTGCTCAAACTGCTATGGTTGGACCCGTAACAATTTTAGAAAAAGCAATTTCTTGTGTTGCTGGAGCAGTCATAAGTGGATTAAAAAGTGTAGTTTCTGGATTACTTAATTCTGTTGTTGATAATATATCAAGATTTGTAGGTTGTGCTGCAGAGCAATTTACTGGATCATTATTGAATAGTATTATTGATAGAATTGAAAGTGGTCTTTCTAGTGGAATTGGTGGTGTTCAAAAACTTTTACAATTTTTCTCTAACTTTAGTGTTGGAAATGTTATAAGAAGTGCAGTTGATGCAATTAAATCAATCGGATCTGCTTTTGACTGTAATCAAGATAAGAGTAGTTTCCAAGGATTGGTAAATGAATGGGTAGTTGGATCTGGTCCAAAATATAGTGATGCCGATCCTTTCCAAAATATCTTACAGGCAATTAATATACAAAATAATACAAAACCAATTACTGAATTTAATCTAGCACCAACGGATAGTATTGTTCTTAATAATTTACTATCCACAGTAAAAATTGCCTCTAATGTTGCTATTAACGATACTGCAATTAATCTTCAATCTTTAGATAATATTTCTTCTGGTGGATTATTAACTTCTGAATATGAGATTATGAAGATTAATTCAGTAAATCAATCTACAAATCAAGTTGTGGTTCAGAGAGCATATAGTGGAATTACAACTACCTATAATAGTGGATATAATTTGAATGTAGTTGATAATAGGGTAGAACAGAAAAATACTACAACTACCATAAAACAATCTCCCACAGATTCATTCAAAAACTCTCTAGGTAATTGCTTTACTGGTGTTCCAACAAATTGTAGTGCGCCAATTGTTAATATCTTTGGTGGAGGAAGTTCTGGATCTGGTGCAACTGCAATTCCATTATTTGGATCTATCGTTGGAAATACTGCAAGTATTATGGGTGTTCAGGTTACAAACGGTGGTTCTGGATATACTTATCCACCATTTGTAGAAATTGTTGATAATTGTGGTCAGGGATATGGTGCTGTTGCAAGGGCATTAATCAATGATGCTGGGCAAGTTGAATCGATTTATATTGTTTCTGAAGGTGAAAATTATCCTATAGAAAATTATTCTACAGAAAATGTAGAAAATGTAGGAGGTATTTCCGAATATTCAATATCAAATGTCATCATTGAGTTTGGTGGATCTGGATATGAGAATGGAGATATAGTAATTGACAATCTTGGAAATACATATTCAACACAAATTGTAAATGGATCAATCTATCAAGTTACGCCTCTAAATAATGTAGTTCAATCTCCTCCTGTTCTGACTGTTCAAACAAAAACTGGATCTGGAGCAGTTCTTCGTCCATTATTTACAGCACCAAACTTTACAGGTAAAGTTCAACAAAGTATCGATTGTCTTACAAAATAAATGGCAGAAAGACCGAATCAAAATATCTACAAAAGACAATTAATTAGTTTCAATCCTAATTTTAGAATTGATGCTGCTAATCCTCAAATGGGATTGAGTGGTAGTGACATTTATAAGATGTATGGAGTTACTGATGATGGAAATCAGTCGTCCATTTCGTTAAGTAGCAGCGGAAAGGCTTCTTTTTTAAATGATAGAACGATTGAAATTGTTGCAGGAGAAAAAAACGAAGGAAAGAGCGTTGATATAGTTATTGTTGGTAAAAATGGTGATGTTTGCATCACGGCAGAGCGAACTGGAATGGTTCGTATTAAGGCAAATAATATTATGCTTGATGCTGATGAAGATATTCACTTAAAGGCAGGAAGAAGTATTAATCTGAATGCAGGATCTGGTAGAATCTTACAGAAGGCAAATAAAATTGATGTAAGTGCAACAACAGGAACTCTGATGCAAGCTATGGGTCAGAGTTTTGTTAGTAGTGTATTTGAAGGAAGTTTTGTTGGACCTGATGTAATTAAGGCTTCAATTGGTGGAATCTTAAAGGCAGCAATCGATACGGTACTCTAAAATGGCAGATATTACAGTAACCGGTAATGAGTCTTATTTTAACGAGGATGCCAAGTTCTTTAAAGATGTTTATATTTACGGAAATTTATATTACAATTTTGCATCATTTTCAGACCCAATCAAATTTGGAGATATTGATGTACAAGGTCATGCAAATTTTGCCAATGATGTATATTTTGAACAAAATGTATCGGTTGGAATTTTAACAGTAAGAAAAAGGCTTGATGTTGGTGTTGGTGGAACTATATTAACAACTTCTGGCGGAAATATTGGCATAGGAATAACAAATCCCAGACAATCATTGGATATTAATGGTAATGAAATTATTAGTGGGCAAATTGGTATTGGTAGTATATCTCCAGAGCAAAAATTAGATGTTTCTGGAAGTGTAAAAATATCTAAAGATATATACGATTCTTTAAATAGTCCTGGAAATATTGGAGGATTTTTAACAAAGGATGCTCAAGGAATTAAATGGACTGATTTCACACCATCTTTTTCTGAGGGTATTTTTGTTTATAATGAAGGAACATTAATTGGTGTTAGTTCCTTTAGAGGTCTTAATTTCATAGCTGGAGGTATTGCTACTACTGGAATTAGAAACTATTCATCGGGATTGACTGTAGGTATAGTAACTGATTCCATACAAGCATTTGCAAATTCATCAAATCCCAATATTGCGGATGTATATACTTTTGATATTTGGGAATTAGTTCCTAATTCAGTAAATGTTTATAGAAACTCTAAAGTAGGAATTAAAAATTCAAATCCATTATATGACCTTGATGTAACCGGAACTACAAATATAACACAAACTTTAGATGTTGCTGGTGCTACAAGATTAAATCTAACATTAGATGTTTACAGTACGACTACTCTTGGCAGCACATTAGATGTTACGGGAGCAACATCGATTAATAGTACTTTAAAAGTTGGTAGTGCTACTACTCTTGGCGGAACTCTGACTGTTGGTGGAGCTGCAGCAATTAATAGTTCTTTAGGAGTTACTGGTGCTACAACTCTTGGCAATATATTGAATGTTGGTGGTGCAACTACTCTTGGCAGCACTTTAGGAGTTGCTGGTGCTACAACTCTTGGCAATACCTTAGGAGTTACTGGTGCTACAACTATTAATAATACTTTAGGAGTTAATGGGGCAACATCTCTTAATGACACCTTAAGTGTTAGTAACTCCACAACTCTTAGTAGTACTTTAGGAGTTACTGGTGCTACAACCCTTTCTAGTACCTTAAATGTTGGTGGAGCTACAAGCATTTCTGGAGCAACATCTCTCAATTCAACTCTTCAAGTTGGAGTGGGTGGGACAGTTATTACAACTACTGGAATTGGATCTGTTGGCATTGGAACTAATACCCCGATTAAAGATATTGATTTAGCAAAAGCAGTTTTACTTCGAAAAGCACTTTATGATAATAATCGTAATGTAGGATATGACACTAATTTTTATCAAGTTCCTAGAGCAGTATTAACTCAGGTTGGAGTTGGAACGACTGGTGAAATTATTGGTGGTAGATTCTTTGATGCTGCTAATATGATTCGTTTGAATCTTGATTTTATTGCAAATGAAGCAATTGGATTTTTAACAAGTACAGATTATAAGAATCCTGCGTTTGTAGTTCCTGGTGTGGGTGGAGTTTCAACTTGTAGGTCTGACATTAAAAAAATTCTAAAGGCAATCACTCTTGACATTACTAAAGGAGGAAACTCACAATCTGTTGGTGCTGGTTTATCATATTATAATGGACCTTCACTGATTCATATTACTGGAAATGATACTAATGGATATTCAATCAAAGATGCCACGATTGTTGCAATTACATCTGCGGCACAAATAGCAAGATATGTAATTAATAATGTCTCACTACCAAAATCATATCAAAATGGAGTAAGCAGCATTCGCCAAATTAAAGATTTGACTTTACAAAATGATGCCGCTGTTGGATTTAATACAAGTTTAAGTGGATGCTCAAATGTAGTATCTGCAATTACTGTTTGTGCTGGCATTGTAACCACAATTATTGGTGGAGGTCCATCAGCATCGCCAAATATCACTTATCCTGATGGTAAGGTAATTTGGGCACCTGCAGGAGCAGATTCCAGAAACTTAATTTGGGTTTCTAAGTATGGTAATGATGATAATACTGGAAGTACCGAAGGTGATGCAAAATTAACAATTGCTGCTGCATGTGAAATTGCTCAACCAGGTGATACTGTTATGGTTCGTTCTGGTGTTTATTATGAAAATAATCCAATTGGATTAAGAACAGATGTGTCTGTGAGTGGGCAAGATTTGAGACTTGTTACAATTGTTCCTAAAAATTTGGCTAAAGATGTCTTCCATGTAAGAAGAGGATGTTTAATTGAAAATATGAACTTTGCCTGCGATACTGGGCAATCAAATCCTGGTGGTGGCGCATTAGCATTCCCACCAACAACTACAGATATAGCGTCTGGAAAATCTTATGGTGCCGTATCTGGTTACACGGCACCTGGACCTGCAACAGAAGGAACAAGTGGAAGGTGGAGATCTCCATATGTAAGAAACTGCACTAACTTCATGCCATTAAGTATTGGTATGAAGATTGATGGTAATCATGCAACAGCATCTACAATTGGTGCTGACCTGAAATGTATGGTTTGCGATTCCTTTACACAATATAATGAGGCAGGTATTGGGGTTTCTATCACAAATAATGGATATGCACAGTTAGTTTCTATCTTCACAATTAACTGTGATAAAGCAATTTATGTTGACAGTGGTGGGCAATGTGACCTTACAAACTCTAACTCGTCATTTGGTAATTATGGTTTATATGCTGTTGGATTAGGTGCAACAGAATTTACTGCTAAAGTCAATACGACAACAACTGCAGAAAGTGATGTAATTGTTTTCAAAGATGTAAAGGATTCTTCATTAAACATAAGAAGACCATATGATGGTCAAGCACTTTTCTTTAAGATTAATCTTTCAAATTATAATACTGGGCAAACTGGAATTATTACTGCACCGATGCAGAGATTGAAGAGAATTGATATTATTAATGGTGGATCTGGATATAGTTCAGTTGCTCCTCCAGATATTACAATTTACGATTCAAATACCAACGGAACAGATCCATTAGGTCCGGAAGGAATCGTTGCTGAACTTTCACCAACGATTAGCGATGCTGGAGCAATTACTGCGGTGGATTTGGTGAATAGTGGAAGAAATTATCTTTCATCACAAAACATTAAAGTCAGAATTAATGGCGTTGCGACAAATGATTTGTCTGCGGTTATGGAACCAATTTATTATACTGTTGGTGCTGCAACATCAACATCACCATCTGGAATCAGTACCGTAACATTAAATGAATTTGTTCCCTATCTTGTTTATGCTGATGATGCAATTGAAATGAAAAGAATTAGTAGAATTCTTACAAGTGGGCATTCATTTGAATATATTGGATCTGGTACAGACATAAATACTTCAACTCCTTTGAAGGGTGCTGTACCTAATAAGGATAATGAAGTTGTTGCTTTAGATGGAGCCCAAATACCTTACACAAGTACAGACCAAAAGGGTAATTTTAATATTGGTGAAGGTATTCAGGTCAATCAAACAACTGCAACAATTAGTGGAAGAGATTTTAGTAAAGCAATTCAGGCACAAGTTACACCTTTAATTCTTGCATTGAGATAAGATGGCAGTCGCACCAGTCAATAAGTTTATAACTCTTGCAGTTCCAGTTGCACCAGGAGAGCAGACAATTTACTCTACACCAACTGGAGTTTCGGCAATTGTTCTTTATGCTCAGGTGGCAAATGTTTCGACTGGAACAACTTATCCAACAGTAACTTTTACTCATAGAAGAAAATCAAATAGAACAGGAAATGTAAGAAATATTAGAGTTATAAAAGGAACAGAAGTTCCACCAAATGACAATCTAATTATCATTGATGGTAGATTAGTTTTAGAAAGAACTACACTTGTTTCCGATTCGATTGTAATTGAAGGAACTCAATCGGGAATTGTTACAGTTACAAATTGTTTATACAATAATAATACTGGAGTAACTACGGTTACTACATTAACTCCTCACAATTTTACTGCTGGCAGTGAAATTACTATGAGTGGATTGGCTTTTACCTGTAGTGCATCTACTGGAATTACAACAACGATATTTCCATCTCCACAGTCATCATTTACTGTAACTTCAATTACTGGAAGTGTGGGAACATCACTTACATTTACAACAAATACTGGCGTGATTTCTGGTATTGCACATACTTATGTAAGTGGTGGTAAGGTTGGACCACTTCAGATGGAATTTATTTGTAGTATTCTGGAAAATAGTACAGTATAATAATGGCAAAGTACGGTAGTGGAAGTAAAAAGGTAACTCCTAATGTTGGTTTACGAACCAACAGATATCAATATCTAGCATTAGAAGATGCTGAACCTAATTTAGGTTTTACCAGTGAAAAAGTATTACCACTTAAAGATTATTATTATCAGTTAGTATCTTTTGATGGTGGTACGGTATATGATAGATATTGGCAAGTAGCCCCAGCTGGAATTATTACTGGTATTTCCGTATTTGATGAAGGTGGTATTGTAGGTACAGGAAATAGTATTAATAAACTTGATTTTCGTGGGAATATTATCACTGCTACTGCAAATAATTTTGGAACAATTTCAACAATTACTGTCGCACCACCAGGAAATGACACTCAACTTATCTATAATTCTAGTGGGAATTTTGCAGCATCAGCAAATCTAACATTTTCCTCAAACATACTTTCTGTCACTGGGATTGGAAGTTTTTCTCAAGGCTCTTATAATCAATATGTGAGAGTTGGAGTTTCAAGTAATAATGTAATTGATACAACAAGTGGTAATTTAGTTCTTAATGCCAATAGTGGTATTACTTCGATTAAGAGTGTTCTACTGGCAGGAATTGCTACATTTAGTGGATCTAATTCATCAAATCTAGTTACACTTTCCCAAACTGGATCTGGTAATGCTTTATATGCAAATGGAACTGTAATTAGTGGAGTTGGATCGATAGGAATTGGAACCACAATTCCAACACAGGAACTTGATATAAATGGGGATATTCGTTTAAGAGGAACAATTTATGATTATAATAATTTGCCTGGAGTAAATGGGCAAATTCTTTTAAAAAATAGCCTTGGTGGATTAGATTGGGTAAATGTGAGCACAGTTCAAACTGGTGCTGGTGGTACATATACAAATATTCAGTATCAAACCTATGCTGGACTTCTAGGAGGATCTTACAATTTTGTATATGAACCCATTAATGCCAGAGTAGGTATTGGAAGCACATTACCGCAATATCTTTTAGATGTTCTTGGATATTCTAGATTTACTGGTCAAACTGAAATTGATAATTTAAGAGTTACTGGTGTCGGTACTTTTACAAATCTAGTTGTTACTGGACTTTCTACAACTAAAGATTTTAGAGTCACTGGTGTTGCTACTGTAGCAACATTGGGAGTTACTGGACTTTCTACGGCTCAGAATTTAATTATAACTGGTGTTTCAACTCTTGCGACATTAGGAGTTACTGGACTTACCACAACTCAAAATCTAATTGTAACTGGTGTCTCTACAATTGCAACATTAGGTGTTACTGGACTTACCACAACTCGAAATCTAATTGTAACTGGTCTTTCAACATTAACTGGAGCAAGAATTAATAATGTATATGTTGGAACAACAGATAATAATACAATCAGTACTCCTACTGGAAATTTAATACTCGATTCTTCTGGTGGAACGACACAAATTAATGATATTCTTTTTGTAAATGATACAACAGCAACGACAAATATAACTAATGGAGCACTTGTTGTTAATGGTGGAGTAGGAATCAAAAGTGATATTAATATTGGCGGATATATTGGTGTTGCCGGAACTGCAAGATTTTCGTCAAATGTAACAATTGATTCTACTGCATCTTTATTGATTTCAAATACAACACAATCCACAAATAAAGATAGTGGATCTGCAATCATTGAGGGTGGAGTAGGAATTGAAAAGAATTTGAATGTTGGTGGTGCCTCATCTATCACAGGTATTGCAACATTTGGAGATAAGATTCTTCCTTATAATAGTGGAATTCAAGATATTGGAAGTTTATCTCAAAAATGGAATAATCTTTATGTCAATACAGTTAATGGAAATATTATTGGTTATGCATCTTCAATAGCAGTTCAATTAGATTCTGCTAATCTCAATAGATATATTCCATTCGTAGATATTAATACTGGTTTAACGACTGTAAGAACTGATGATTCATTAATATGGAATCCATCTAGTAATTCATTAGTTATTAATGCTACATCATTAACAGGAACAGCATCACTTCAAGTTACTGGTAATACTTATGTTTCTGGATTAATAGGTGTTGGAATTGCAAATCCAACATCAAAACTTCATGTAGTTGGTGATGGATATTTTACTGGTGTAGTAACTGCTACAACTTTCTATGGAAATCTAAATGGTTATGCTAATAATGCTGGAGTAGCGACTTATGCAGTTAATGCTGGAGTAGCGACTTATGCTGGGAATGCAGGAGTAGCAACTTATGCAACTAATGCAGGAGTAGCAACTTATGCAACCAATGCTGGAACATCTACAAGTGTTATTGGTGGTATTGGCAATATTACACAACTTCAAGTTACTGGAGTTTCTACATTCCTCAATGGTCCCGTATTGATTGGTAGTGCAACTTCAACGGGAACAATAGGACAAGTTTTTCAAGTTGCTGGCATTAACAGTAGTGCTTATATTGGTGGAAACTTGGGTATAGGAACCACAAATCCAGCATATAAATTAGATATTATTGGTAGTGGGCATTATAGTGGAAATCTGACAGTTGATGGGACACTTAATGCAACTATTAATGGAAATGCGAGTAGTGCTACAAAATTACAGACCGCAAGATCCATTACTGCCACTAACGATATATCTTGGTCAGTTACTTTTGATGGAACTACTAATGTATCAGCAGCAGCAACTTTATCAAATACTGGTGTTGCTGCAGGAACTTATGGATCTTCAACTCAAGTTCCAGTATTTGCTGTAGATACTAAGGGTCGCGTTACATCAGTAACAAATACGGGAATTAACTTTAGTGCTGCAACAGTTCAAAATGCTGATAATATTAAAACAGTATCAACGGCAATAAATGCTTCATTCTATCCAACATTTGTCGATACTAATAATGGCACTGCTGCTTATGCGGCACTGTACACTGATTCTGGAATTTCTTATAATCCAAATACAAATTTACTTACTGTAACAGATTTAACCGCATCAGGAACCGCAACATTCAATGGTAATGTAACTTTTGGAGATGCTACTACTGACACTGTAAGTTTTACTTCAAGAATTAGCAGTTCAGTATTGCCATCCACTAATGCATCATCTAACACTGATGTTAATGGTAAAGATTTGGGTGGCACTTCAAATTATTGGCGTAAAATATATACTAAAGAAATTGTAGGATCTGTCACTGGTAATGCTGATACTGCAACAGCATTGCTAAATTCTAGAAATTTTAGCATTACTGGAGATGTAACCGCTCCTTCAATATCCTTTAATGGCACTGGAGATGTAAGTTTATCGAGTACATTACAAAATACGGGAGTTGTTGCAGCAACTTATGGATCTTCTACATCCATTCCACAGATTGTTGTAGATTCTAAAGGTAGAATTACATCAGCATCTAGTGTTGGCGTTAATTTTAGTGCTGCAACTGTTGCTCAGGCAGAAAAAGTTGCAACAATAGCAACTGGAACAAACGCATCATTCTATCCAACATTTGTCGATACTAATAATGCAAGTAGTGATTATGAATTATTATATACTGATTCTGGAATTTCTTACAATCCAAGTACTGATTTACTTACTGTAACAGGTCTAACTGCGTCAGGCACAGCAACATTTAATGGTAATGTAACTTTTGGAGATGCCACTACTGACACTGTAAGTTTTACTTCAAGAATTAGTAGTTCAATATTGCCATCTACAAGCGGTAATTTAAATCTTGGTGGTAATAGTAATACTTGGAATAATGTCTATGCTAATACTTTTGTAGGTGCCGTTACTGGCAACACTGATACTGCTACAAAATTACAGACCGCAAGATCTATTACTGCCACTAACGATATATCTTGGTCCGTTAATTTTGATGGATCTGCCAATGTAACTGCACCAGCAACATTAGCAGCTTCTGGTGTTGCCGCAGGAACTTATGGATCTTCAAGTCAAGTTCCAGTATTCGCAGTAGATTCTAAAGGAAGAGTTACATCAGTAACCAATACTGGAATTAACTTTAGCACTGCAACTGTTGCACAATCAGATACGGTTAAAACAACATCAACCTCAACAAATGCATCATATTATCCAGTTTTTGTTGATTCAGATAATGGAACTGCTGCATATGAATCATTATATACTGATGCTGGAATTTCTTATAACCCAAATACAGATTTATTAACTGTATCAAAAATAAGACCATCACAATTATTAGATATATCTGGAGGAACTGGAACTTTAAATTATGTTTTAACTGCAAATGGTTCTGGTGGATTTACTTGGCAGTCAGTAACTTCTACTGGTGCAATTGCTGCGGTTACAGTAACTCAAACTGGATATGCATGTGCAGCTCCAATCACAACATCGGGTGGAACAATTACCATTTCATCCAGTAGTAATGCTTTTGGTAGAAAATTTGTTTCCACTACTGATCCAACACTTTCTGGAACTATTTGTGATGGTGACATTTGGTATAATCCTACTGATACATCAAGTGATAGTGGAGGATTTCCCGCAGGAACTACATTACTTTTCTATCAAGCATCTGCTCCAACAGGTTGGACTAAAGTAACAAGTCATGATAATAAAGCATTAAGAGTTGTATCTGGAACTGGTGGTGGTTCTGGTGGTTCTAGTTCATTTACAAGTGTTTTCACTTCCAGAACTCCACAAGGTAGTGTAAGTGGAGGGAGTATATCTGTAAATGTTAGTGGGTATACTAGAGATACATCACTCTCCGTATCACAAATTCCAGCTCACTACCATGGATTGGGTAATCATACTCACGGTATTACTGACAATCAACACGCACATTCATTTACCGATGCTTTTAATGTTAGTTATAATGTTTTTAATTCAGGTAATGGTTGGGCAGCAGGAAATCGTTGGGCATACACACAAGGAAATGGCACATATCCTGCGTCTACTGGAATCTCAATACAAGGTGCATCTGGCACTACTGACAATGGTAGTACTTATGGATTATACGGTCAAGGACACAATCACCAAATTGATAATATTTCGGGTAGTGGAAGTTTAAGTAATGCTATACTTAATGGCAGTCCAATGGACTTTGCAGTCCAGTATATTGATGTTATCCTTTGCAGCAAGAACTAAATATGCTATAATATAATTTTTAACTATGCCTAAAATGAAGCCGGGGGATTTTTGCCCTCTTATTAAAAAAGATTGTATGGGAATCAAGTGCTCTTGGTTTACTCAAATGCGAGGAACTAATCCAAATACAGGTGAACCAATGGATGAATGGGGATGTGCCGTGGCTTGGATGCCATTTATGGCTGTAGAAATTGCACAAAAATCCAATCAAACTGGTGCTGCTGTTGAATCTTTTAGGAATGAAGTTGTAAAAGGAAATAAACAAAATCAACAACTTTATGTTCAGGCACTTCAGCAAGGAGTTGTTCCAGCACAAATAACCCCACTGAATTCACCACTAAATATTTTAGAAAAACAAAAAAAAGAATGATTGTAATTATTGATGTTTTACAAAAAATTATTAGAGTTGGGATGGAAGAATTTTTTATACCAACACAAGATTTTTCTTGGATTCCATCAAATATAACTAATGTTAGATGGCATGGAACTAACGGACAAATTCAATATGCTCCTAATGAGGATGGAAGTGTTGCAGTAGAATTCATTAGTGAACTTGGAATTTATGAAAAAGCAATTGAAATGTTTAATAATGAAAAGCAAAGAATCGCTGATGAACAAAAAGCACAAGAAGAAGCAATAGAGGCAGCAAGAGATTACTGGGCAGAATTAAGATATTTAAGAGACCAAAAACTTTTAACTTGTGATTGGACTCAAGGAAATGATTCTCCATTAAGTGAAGAACAAAAAACTGCTTGGAAAGTATATCGCCAAGAACTTAGAGATCTTCCAGAAAGTATTAGTGACCCAAAACCATTGGTAAAAAATCTTGATGATTCTAATTGGCCAATTCCTCCAAATAAATAATTATTAAAGGATAAAATAGTATGCCAACATATATTAGAGATGGGGGAACATGGAAACAAGTTGGTAGTTCAGGAGGTGGAAGTGGAAGCGGATTAACAGTTTCTGCTAGTGCAACAAATTCTAATTTTTATCCAACATTTGTTGCTGGCATTTCTGGAAGTCAACTTGTTTATGTTGATAGTGATTTATCATATAATCCATCTACAAATATACTCAATGTTTCGAAGATTAATCTAACTAATATTCTTTCTGGAAGCACTACTATTTGCACTTATAGCACTAGTGGCGAACAAGTTACTTCCTTTGGTGTAGGAACTGCTCCTTCAGGAACTACTGGTGAAATTCGTGCAACCAATAACATTACTGCATTTTATTCTGATGAACGATTAAAAGAAAATATAAAACCAATTCCAAGTGCTCTCTCAAAACTTCTTCAATTGAGGGGAGTTACTTTTAATAGTAATAAACTTGCAGAAAAATATGGATATATTGATAAGAAAGAGCAAGTTGGTGTAATTGCTCAAGATGTTGAAAAAGTATTACCTCAAATTGTAGTTCCTGCTCCATTTGATATTGCACAAGATGAAGATGGAAATGAATATTCAAAGAGTGGTGAGAATTATAAAACCGTTCAATATGATAAACTTGTTCCTCTTTTAATTGAAGCGATTAAGGAACAGCAAGAAACAATTATAAATCTGCAAAGAAGAATCGAATCTTTGGAGAATCAGTAAATGGCATTACCTTGCCCTGGACCTGCCCCCATCAGTCTTTTGGATATTCAGAATGAATTTGGTGGTTCTTATCTTGATGGAACTTATACTCAAATTAAAGAATATTATCGTGGTGGCGGTTATGTGGTAAATAATACAACGAATAACAATATTCCTACAAGTGGTCAAATAAGTTTTAATCAATTTTTTTGTTCATCTGGAGAAATTGTTGTTTATATCACACAAGACACTGCAAATGTTGACGTTAGTTCTTTATTTGGTCTCAATTGGACCAGTCTCTTTCGCAAGCGATTAGTTATTAATTCAGGAGTTAGAGTATATAATACAAATCCTTATGCAATATCCAATCTTGCCGGATATGCTATGAGAATTTATGACACCTTTAATGGGCAATTAACAATTCAAAATTATGGATCAATTCAGGGAGCAGCAGGTCGTCGAGGTGGTGATACGATTCTTGCTGGAGAATCAAGGACTAATCAATCTAATGGCGGGCAAGGAGGAAATGCAATTTATATTGGACCAACTACATATGGAACTAGTGGAAATGGAAAAATTGTTTATATTGATAATCAAGGAACAATTTATGCAGGTGGCGGTGGCGGTGGAGCAGTTTCTAATTCTTTTACATATAGTTTTTTTGTTCCTGCTCAACAATCTGGAGGATATAATGTTACTTTTTCTGGTAATGTTTCTGGTATAGGGGGATTTGGGCAGGGATACAATCAAACAAATACTGCAGGTAGTATTATTGCAGACAGTTCTATTGGCATTTCAGGATCTGCAGTTAATCCGAATCCCATATATTATTATGTTGCAAATAATGCAACTATGTCAATATCATTCGGCATAAATTATTCATATTTGAATGTGGGTAATGATTCCACCATACCTTATCTTTATGTAAATTACGCTTATAATCGAATAAGTGTGGGAAATGGATCTAATATTCAAAGTTCTGTTATACAGAGCTCCTATAATACGATTAATATTGGTAACAATTCTACTATTAAGATTACTGTACAAGGTTCTTATAATACGTTTAATATAGGAAGTAATGTAAGTGGATCTATTACTGTACAAGGTTCTTATACTACGCTTAATATAGCAAGTACATCTATTAGTATAAGTGGCAATGCAATTACTATAGGAAACTTAACTATTAATAATATTGGTTCATACAATACAGCTAGAACTAATCAACCGGAACAAAATATAGTTACCAACTATACAAATACATATGTTTATGTTCCAGTAACCAATTCCACTTATTCCGTACCAAATGGCACTGCTGGAGGAAATGGTGGAACTTTTGGAAATCCTGGTGATAGTGTGCAAAATGGATTTCCTGGAGGACCATCTGGTTATGCAATTGCAAATAGATCGCAATATGTGAGTTATATAAATCAAGGAACAATTGCTGGTCAAACCACATAATAAATAAAAATAAATTATCATTTGTTCATGAATATTACATATACTTGGAACATTCAATCAATACATGTTATACCATCTTTAAGTGATGATGGGTATAATAATATCGTTAAAAAGATTTATTGGTCATTGAGTGCTGCAAATGAACAATTTGTGAGTGATTTTATTGCTGATGTGGCAACTGTTGATATTTTTTCTGATAAATCAAATTTCATAAATTACTCCGATTTAACTCAAGAACAAATTATTTCTTGGATTCATGAGATTTTAGGAGAAGAAAAAATTAATGAAATGAAAAAAATTCTTGAAGATAGGATTCAAAGTACTCTTGATCATCCAACGGTTATGTTTCCTTTACCATGGGTTAGTTATTTGCCACAAGAGGTTATAACTTCAGAATTCTTACCAGAAGTATTACCAGAAGCAACAAAAGAAGAACCAGAAGCAGAAAACCCTTGACAGGAGGCACCAGATGCCCTATAATACTCAGGTAATCAACACAAGACCACATGCCTGCCAACACCGAAGAGTTTCTGTCCCGCTGTGTCGTGGATACTCTGGCACGAAAGTTCTATCTTTATTCCAGTGAAGGTAGTGAAAAAGTTGTAGAATGCGAAACCGTTGACGAGTTCATGAATGTACTGGAAGTAGTGCGAACTCAGGTAAGTGATGATTGCCTTGCATACACTGACCCCCTTTGAGAAATGGAAGTTTTTACTGTCGAAGAATTTCAAGAGCGTTTTGACGAACTTATGGAACGGGTAGAAAACGGAGAAAGTTTAGGAATAATAGATGAAAATGGTAAGGCAGCGGTTATGGTGCCTGCGGATGATGACTTTGTTCGAATACACACTGAGTATAATAACGAAGCACAATAATCCGCAAGCGAGTGAGACTTGGTAGTCAGAGGAGTCTTATAAACTCTTTCCGCCAGATTAGCGGCTTTGACCTGGTTCGAATCCAGGCACTCGTATTGCTATTCGTTATTTGCGAATAGCGAATACACCTATTATAAATAGGTGTATGTATAGTTTCATAACACCATAATGCTTACTACTATTACTACTTGTCAAGGTTGTGGATGTGTTATTCTTAATGAAAGAATAACAAAGGGGCGACTAAAAAAATGGTGTAGTAATGCGTGTAGGCAAAAATGGCGTTATAAAAATGATCCTGTTGTAATTAACAGGGATACTTACACAGAACAAAAAGCAAGAGGTTACTCTAATAAATGGGAATCCCTTCAATATAAAGGTGGTAAGTGTCAAACTTGCGGTGAAAGTAGACCAGCAACTCTATGTTTTCATCACAGAGACCCATCTCAAAAAGAGTTTAATCTTGATGGGAGAAGTTTCGCAAACAGAAAATGGGATCTCATCAAAGAAGAAGTTGATAAATGCGACCTTCTTTGTCATAACTGCCACCATATGCTACACTATGGGGGAAGTTGGGAAGAGTTCCTAAACGAGCAGGTTTAGCTCTCTGGTCGAAAGCACCGAACTCATAATTCGGCTAAGGTGGGTTCGATCCCCACAACCTGCACTTGACCACTACAACTCTTTGAGTTATAATGGTCTTATACACGGGCGTATGGTGAAATTGGTAAACACACGACACTTAAAATGTCGCGGGAGTCTCCCTTGTCGGTTCAAGTCCGACTACGCCCATTAAAATAAATATAAGATACGGGAAACCCCAATGTCTTATCAAATCAGTCA